GCATACATGAGGGCAGCAGCTAGGCGCGGTTTGCAATACTACGCAGACGGTAAGGGTGGTGACGGTCTAGTTGAGAAAACTATTCGTGATGCACGACTCATGGCAGATGGTCAAGTTTCAGATGATAAGTGGATTGCAATAGCAGCATGGATTGCCCGTCACTTAGTTGATTTAGATTCACCAGATGCAGACCCTGATTCTGATAACTACCCAAGTGCAGGCGTAGTTGCTCATTTGCTTTGGGGTTCAGGGCCTAGCAAGCGACAAGCACAAAGGGTTTTAGATTTTGCTCAAGGTGTTGTAGAACGCATACGCGCTGAAGAACGATCAACTAACGATTTACAAAATGAGAAATGGCGCACCATAGCGTTAAACTTGAACAAAGACGAAAGGCAACAAATGACAACCACAGTAGAACGCCGCGTTAATACCGTTGAGTTTGATGTTCGCAATGGTGAAGCATCTAGTGACGGTATGAGTTTCACAGGCTACGCAGCTGTATTCAATTCCCCTAGTGAACCGTTACCGTTTACTGAGGTAATCAAAGAAGGTGCATTCAAGCGTTCGTTAAAGTCGCGCAACGAAATCAAACTATTTATGAACCACAACACAGATGTTGTTCTAGGTTCTACACGCGCTGGAACTTTGAAACTGTCTGAGGATTCACGCGGATTACTAGCTCAGGCTGAATTGCCAGACACTTCTGCCGGGCGCGATCTATCAGTTCTTATGAAGCGTGGAGATGTATCGTCAATGTCATTTGGCTTTAGCGTTCCACCAAAGGGCGACCAATGGAGTCAAGACGGCGCAACCCGTGAACTGCATCAGGTGCGCTTACATGAGGTTTCTATTGTGACTGGATTCCCTGCCTATGAAGCGACAACTGCAAGCGTTCGTTCGTTGGACATTTTGGCGCAGCGTACTGCCGTAGATGTTGATGCACTTAGTGATGCCATTCTTAAACTAGAAGCAGGCGAAACTTTAGATGCTGATCACGCAGACTTGATTACTGAAGTTGTTACTAAACTTCGCGCTGATCAACCAAGTGCAGTTGATCTGCTAGACATTAAGCGCAAGCAACTTGACCTAATGCTCAAGGCGTTCTAATCTAAATACAAAGAACAGGCTCAGATGTGGGGAAGCATCTGGGTCTGTTTTTATTTGTGCCATAATTAGATAAGCATTATGCGGAGCCGCTATTGCGCAACTGTCGTGGAGCCACGCAGAAAATGTTAGACCCAATCCAATCTAAGACTTGAAGGAGTCCACTTATGTCTGAATACATTCAGCAACAAGCGGAAGCTCGTGCAAAGGCTTGGGAAGAAGCAAAGGCTCTTCTCGACTCAGCAGCAGCTGAAAAGCGCGAACTTACCGGCGAAGAAAACCAAACTTATGACCGCATCATGGCAGACCTTGATCAGCGTTCAGCAGTAATCGAAACCATGAACGCACAAGCAGAACGCGAAAACCGCGCTGCTGAAGCAATGAAGGGTTTTGAATCACAAGTTAAGCCAGCCAACATTGCTGTTCCAGCGATTGACGAAGCAGAACTTATCCGTTCCCTAGCTCGTGGCGAAATCCGCAGTGCATCATTTGAAAAGCGTGATGTAACTAAGGGTTCAACTGGCGCACCAGTTCCAACATCTTTCTACGATCAGGTTGTTTTACTTGCTCGCAAGGTTGGCCCACTTCTAGAAACATCAACTATCATCAATACAGCAGGGGGGGAGAACCTCCAGATTCCGTCACTAAGTGCCTACTCCACAGGAACAGTCACTTCTGAAGCCGGCACCATTGGTGAGAGCGATCCAACCTTCAACGCGTTCAAGACACTCGGCGCATACAAGTATTCGTTCCTAACTCAGATCAGCCGCGAAATGGTTGAAGATGCAGGCGTGGATATTCTTGGATTCCTTGCAACTCAGACTGGTAATGCACTTGGCTACGCAGTCAATGGCGCACTAACAACTGGAACTGGAACAGTACAGCCAAACGGCATTGTTACAACTGCTGGTTCTGGTATTACTGGTTCAACAGCCGTATCTGGTGCATTCACCGCAGACAACCTAATTGACTTGGTTTACAGCGTTGATACAGCAGGTCGCACACTTCCGGGAACTGGCTTCATGATGAACGCTAAGTCCATTGGTGCTGTTCGTAAGTTGAAGGACACCGCTGGTAACTATGTATTCTCACCAGCCCTTTCCGCCGATAAGCGTGACCTAGTTCTTGGTTACGAAGTTTACGAAAATCCAGCTATGGCTGATCCAGCAACTTCCGCTAAGTCGGTTTTGTTTGGTCACCTACCTAGCTACTTCGTACGCACAGTTGGTGGATTGCGCCTAGATCGTTCGGATGATTTTGCCTTTTCACAGGATCTCATTTCATTCCGGGCCACTCTTCGCGTGGATGGAAACTTAATTCAGACAAGCCATGTGAAGTACTTCGCAGGTGCTGCTTCCTAATTAGGAAACCAAAAACCGTAGAACCCCACCGGGAGCGCAGGCTTGGTGGGGTTCTACTTTTGTTTTAGCAACCTTTAGGGTAAGTTGCTTATACCTGCGATCAAAGGAATACCTGTGAGCAAACCCCTATGTATTGGTTGGAATAGTAACGCGCCTTGGGCAGCTACTGGTTACGGTACACAAACCGCGCAAGTCACTCAGCGACTTAAAGAACTAGGCCATGATGTTGCTATCTTTAACAACTACGGATTAGAAGGCAGCAACACAGACTGGCAGGGAATCCCCGTTTATCAACGCGGCGCAGACCTGTATTCAAATGATGTAGTGCCAGCGCATATGCACGACTGGACTACACACCATCCAAATCAACCTAGCATTCTGTTTACGCTTTATGATGTATGGGTTTTTAAGGGTGACAGATGGCTTGACTGGAATGTTGCTAGTTGGGTTCCAGTTGATCACTTACCCGTACCACCTGAAGTATTGAAGTGGTTGCGCAATGATTCTGTAACACCTATTGCCATGAGCCAATACGGGCAGTCAATGATTGAGAACGCAGGCATTGAATCGCTTTATGTGCCACATGGAATTGAACCAGTCTTTAAGCCAATGAAACGCCACAAAGGAATAACAGGGCGCGACTACATAGGCATTGACAATGACAAGTTTGTTGTTGGTATGAACGCAGCCAATAAAGGCGTAAGCCCTAATCGCAAAGCATTTGGTGAGAACATTCTTGCGTTCTCTATGTTCGCTCAAAATCATGATGATGTAGTTCTGTATCTGCACACCGATCAGCTAGGCGCATTAGGTGGAATAAAACTTGTGCAACTTTTACAATCTTGTGGAGTACCTGAACACAAGTTTAAGTTTATTGATCCTTACACCTATCGCACCGGCATAGAGCAACAGACACTAGCAACAATTTATTCCGCTATGGATGTATTACTTGCAACCTCATACGGCGAAGGGTTTGGGATTCCAACTATTGAAGCGCAAGCCTGTGGCACACCTGTAATCATTTCTGACTTTGCAGCTTCAACTGAGTTACTGGGTGACGGCTGGTTAATCGAAGGTCAGCCGTTATGGGATGCACCGCAATCTAGTTGGTTCCATATGCCTAGCGTTCCCGGCATTGTGGATGCACTAGAGCAGGCATACCAACGGGGTCAGGGTCGCTCACAGAAAGCGCAGGACTTTGCTAAGGCGTATAACGCGGATACCGTGTTTGAAGAACATTGGAAACCCGTACTTAAGGTTTTAGAAAACAAAGCCCTAGAACGGATGTAGAGCCTTGAGAATTGGCTGGTACACCCATCACATAGACAATGACCCTAAAGTGTCTGAGCGTGGCTCTATGAGCCAGCAAGGACTATTCACGGGGCAGTTTGCAGGTGGCGCAGAAATGTCTGACTATGAATACCGCTTGCAAGCACCATTAGATTATGAGATTCAGATTGTCACGCCGTACACATTCGATACACACGACATACACCAGTTCGATTCAGTAGTTGTAACAGGTACAGATTTGTTCACAGACCAGCAACTTAACAGGCTTAGTGAGTATGACCCTTTTGTGTTTGTGCATCACCTGCAAACACCACGCGCAGGACTAAATGCGTTGATCTCAGGTAGTCGCTTGTTCGCAACTCATACCCCTGCACATTTACGCCGTGAGTTATTGTGGGCAAAGCCGCGCAAGACTGCGCAGGTTCTTAGCTACTTTGACACCAGTAAGTGCCACGATCACATGGACAAGAAACCTTTGGCATTATGGGCAGCGCGTGAACATCCGCTTAAAGGAAAGTTAAAAGCAAGTATGTGGGCAGCGCAGGCAGGTTATGACTTCAAAGCTCTGACAGATGTACCGCGTGAACAAGTCCTAGATGCAATGGCAAGGGTTGAATGGTTTGTTCATTTACCGTTAGCCTTTGAGTCAGAATGCAGGGCAGTTATGGAAGCCGTACTTTCAGGGTGCAGGATTCACACTAACGACAATGTTGGCATTACTTCAGTTCAAGATTGGAATGATGCAGACCACCTAAGACACATGATAGATAAAGCCGGGGACACCTTCTGGAGATTGGTACAACAATGAGAATGCTAACGATTATCCCAACACGGGGCCGTAACGATAACGCGATTAGATTGTTTGAAGCGATCAACGCAACGGCAGACTTTACAGAAGTTGTCTTTGCCATAGATGCAGATGATGTGCAGACCTATCAAGGGTTGATGCACGAAACAGCAGGGCTAGATAATGTCAAGGTTGTTATAGCTGAGCGAATGGGAATGAACGGCACACTTAATCATTGGGCTTTGTGGTTCTCACCTGACTATGACTACATCTGTTTTATGGGTGATGACCATCTACCGCGTACTGGTGGTTGGGATACCAAACTTGCAGAAGCCATTGGTGATGAACCGGGCATTGCATACGGTAACGATTTATTGCAGGGTGAGAATCTGCCAACAGCCGTAGTAATGTCTAGCAAGATTATTAGGGCTACGGGCTTTATGAGTCCACCAGCACTAAAGCATTTGTTCCTAGATAACTATTGGCTTGCAATGGGTAAGGCTCTAGGTAATGCAAACTATTTACCTGATGTAATCCTTGAACACCTGCACTACACAAACGGCAAGGCAGAACATGATGAGCGTTACGCAGCCGTAAACACGGTTGAAATGCACAACGGCGATCAGGCTATCTTTGCTGAATACATTGCATCAGAGTTTGCTAATGATGTTGAGAATGTAAAGGCTTGGTAATGATTAAACGCCTTAGACCTAAATGGTCTGATGCTAAGTTAAAGAAAATCTATGCAACGCCACACGATCACACCGCATGGCAGGATCACATTCTTAGAGTCAATAAGACTTTAGAAATTGCACAAGGCATTGACGGTGTTAAATCCGTAGCTGATCTATCCGCTGGTGATGCTTCAATAATTATTGCGCTTGGACTAAGTGAAACTTACATTGGTGACTATGCACCTAGATACGAATACACAGGGCCGATAGAACAGACCATTGAGCAGATACCTGATGTGGATTTATACATCTGTTCAGAAACTTTAGAACACCTAGATAATCCAGTTGAAGTGTTAAAGCAGATACGGCAGAAAACTAAATACCTTTTACTGAGTACGCCACACGCAAGGTTTGATGATGTGAATCCAGAACATTATTGGGCATGGGATAAAGACGGCATTGCAGAACTATTGGCGCAGGCAGACTTTGAGCCTATACAGTTTCACTTATTAGAACTAGCTAATGATTATTACTACGACTACCAGATATGGGTTTGCCAATGAAAATACTTATTACAGGTCACAAGGGATTTGTTGGGCGCAACTTTGTTAAGGCATTACCAGACAGCGACATAACAGGCATTGACTTAAAAGATGGCAACGACTGCCGGGACTTCTTTAAGACCAATACAGAACAGTTTGATTTAGTGATTCACCTAGCCGCCATTGTTGGTGGCCGCGCCACTATCGAAGGTGAGCCGTTATCGGTTGCAACTGACTTGTCAATAGATGCTGAGTTCTTTAACTGGGTGCAGAAAACAAAACCCGTAAATACGGTTTACTTCTCTAGTTCTGCTGCGTACCCGATTGAGTTGCAGAACTCACACCGCAGATTAGATTTATCAGAACATGACATTAACCTTCATGAAGTTAAGAATCCAGACCTAACTTATGGGTGGGCAAAACTTACTGGGGAATACTTAGCGCAATTCTTAGACGGCACTAACCTATTTATCTTTAGGCCGTTCTCAGGTTACGGTTCTGATCAAGATGCTGATTACCCGTTCCCTAGTTTCATTGACCGCGCTTTGGCTAAAGCAGACCCGTTCGACATTTGGGGCAACGGGGAACAGGTGCGCGACTTCATTCACATAGACGATATTGTGCAGGCTGTTCTATGGCACATTCAGACTGGATACATTGGAACATTTAATTTATGCTCAGGGCTTGCCACTAGCTTTAATGACCTTGCACAAATGGTTTGTGAAGAAGCAGGGTACGCGCCAATGTTTAACCATGTAATAACTGCGCCTACTGGGGTTGAGTACCGCGTTGGCGATCACCACCTATCGCACCAATACTTCAGACCGCAGATTAGTTTGCGCGAAGGTATCCGCAGGGCATTGGCAGAACGCAAGTAGAATAGACCTAGACTTAGGAGTTTCATTGGCAATTACAAATGGCTACGCCACCCTTGCACAGGTTAAATCTGCACTACGCATTTCAGATGCCGTAGATGATTCATTACTTGAAATGGCTGTTGAGTCTGCATCACGCGCTATTGACGGTCACGCTGGTAGATACTTCTATTCAACTGGAACTGCCACGCGCTACTACGCAGCAGAAGATTCTTTCATTACTCAGATAGATGATGTATCTGGAACTGCATTAACTTTGCAAACTTCATCTGGTGGTGATGGTGTCTTTGATACAACATGGGCAGTTGGTGACTATCAGCTAGAACCACTTAACGGCAATGTTGATGGTCTTGCTGTTCCATACACACGCATACGCGCTGTTGAGAACTACCTGTTCCCAGTAGAAGCAGATCAGGCTCTAGTTAAACTGACCGCCGTATTTGGTTGGGCATCTGTACCTATTGCAATTACACAAGCCGCGATCATTCAGGCAAGCCGTATCTTTAAGCGTTTAGATTCACCGCTAGGTGTTGCAGGCTTTGGTGACTTAGGTGCTATTTCCGTCACACGGGATATTGACCCTGATGTTGCGCAGTTAGTTGCGCCGTATCGCAGACTTAGAAACTTTGTCTAATGGCTTCACTAACTGATATCCGTACAGGGTTAGCACTAAACCTTGCCACGATCACCGGGCTACGCACCGCAGCAGTTATGCCTGACAATCCCAATCCACCTATTGCCATAATCCAGCCTGACTCAATTTCCTATGACGATACATTTCACAGGGGAATGCAGACCTACACATTCACCGTAGTAGTTCTAGTTGGGCGCGTAGCTGAACGATCAGCGCAGAACGCCATAGATGCCTTCTGTTCAAGCACAGGTTCATCCAGTATTAAGTTGGCTGTTGAGTCTGACAAGACACTTGGCGGCAGAGTGTATGATTTAAGAGTTACCGATATGCGGGCTTATGCAAGCATTGCTGTTGGTGAAGTAAACTATCTAGCAGCAGAATTTATAGTTCTCTGCTACGCAGACTAGGAGCATTAAACAGCATGGCAAAATTTGCAGCTACGGATTACAAGGTCACCGTGAACGGTACCAATTTCTCTACAAACTTAAACAGCGTGGAACTCGCTTTAGAATCTGATGACTTGGAAACAACTGCCTTTGGTGGAACTTTCCGTGAGCGTATCGGCGGCCTAAAGACTGGTTCTGTAACGCTTCAATTCATGCAGGACTTTGGTGCATCTTCAGTTGATGTAACCCTGTTTCCGCTATACAACACACTTGCAACAGTTGTTATTGTTCCAACTTCAGGTTCTGTAACTGCAACTAACCCGTCATACACCGCAACTTGCTTAGTGAACTCTTACAGTCCAGTTGCTTCATCCGTTGGTGACATTGCTACATTCAGCGTTACTTGGCCAACTTCCGGCACAGTAGTACGGGCAACTAGCTAACTATGAAAATCAACCTGCGCGTTACTTTTAATGATGAAACTGTTGAGGAAGTAAACGCAACAGCGCGTGACCTAGTTGCATTCGAGGACAAGTTCACGAAGTCTATTGCTTCACTAGAATCAGACTTCCGCATTACAGACTTGTTATGGATCGCATGGCATTGGCTACACCGTCAAAAGAAAACTTCAAAAGAGTTTGAGGACTGGTGTGATGATGTTGATGGTATTGAAGCGGTTGATACAGACCCAAAATAATCGGGTTGGGTGACTCATCCCAACATTGGTATTTGGCTTATCTTGCAGTTGAAACTGGTATTGCTCCATCAGTTTTAATGCAGGAGTCTGAGCGTATGCTTTATACATTGGGAATGTATCTGCGCTACAAACATAGTCAGGGATAACAATGGCAAAGACACCGTTCATAAGTGGTCGCGCTGGTAGTGCATCTGTTCAAATTCAAGTAGAAGGTTTGTACCCATTTCTAAAACGGGCAGCAGCACAAGATCCAATGTTCAATAAAGAGCTACGCGCCGCATCCGTAGAAATTGCTAAAAAAGTTGTACCTGAGATTAGGTCACACGCTAGTTACTCACCTAATCGCCGGCAGGCAATTCAATCAGCTATGGGCTTTAGGGCATTCTCAGACCGCGTACCTGCTATCAGGCTCAGGGGTAGTAGTGAGTTCATTTCTAAGTCCAGACCTAATAGAACTCGCAGGAAAAAAGTTACTAGGGGTGATGTGTTCTTTGGGTCTGAATTTGGCGCATCACGGCTACCGCAATTCCCACCGCGTACCGCACCATTTGGCGGCGGCAATAGGGGTACTTATGTCTGGCCTACTATCGAAGCAATGGGGCCTACAATCTATGCGGAATACGAGAAATCCATAGATAGAATCACTAGAAGATTACAGAGTCTTTAGGCTTTACTTACTGTATAA